CGTTTTCATGCTATCACCTCCTTTTCTGCATTAAAAAAGCGCCTAATTTGGCGCGTTATCATCATCTAATTCATCACTATCCATGAATAATGACGGCGTATATTCACTTAATTCGGATAATTTATCCTCAATTTCTTGCGTTAACAGGTTGTATGCTTCCTCTTTTGTCACACTCTGCAATTGTGGCGCCAATTTAGTTGGCAATCCTAACAATTGTGTACGCAAATTCACGAGCATTTCTGTCATAACCTGTTCTACAGTATCTGCTGAGTACACTTCGCCGTTCATTTTGGCCAACTTCAACTCAGCAATCTTGCGTTTCGCGCGTTCATTCTTGGCCTTTTCAACCTCAAATACCGCATCATCGGAACTGCTTACCTCTTCGACAGAAGATTGCCCCTTATATTTGACATAATTGATAACGGATTTGATAACCAAAATTTGATTTTTTTCATCCGTCGCTAAAACCCCTTCTTGGAGCAGTTGCGAAACACGTTGACGCGAGAGTCCAAGTGCTTTTGCCAGGTTCGACTGCGAGGCCGTTGCTGTTTTCAAATCATCTGTAATTTTCACTTATCAATCAGCCTCCTTTCATTACCTGTATCACTAGCAAGGTCATAAAAAAATTAAAATCTAGGCAAATTTTGGGGTCTCGGCCACCGCACGCTTTCAACTTCGGCCAGAAGGACCCATAAAAAATTTTACTCAAAAATTCAACGAAACGTGTAATAATTTAAATTTATTTTTTATTTTTACGGTGAGACAACCGGCGCTCATCTTCATGGCGGTGCCGTGCCTCATCCCTATCCACATGTCTCATCATATGGCGTGCATGCGAACATGAACGGCAATAACCATTAGCTTTGACGACTATCATGTTAGCGCCACACGTTCCATGATGATTGTCTAAGCATGCAGTCTTATGACATATCACATTAGGCATACCGTTCACATCCTTTCATTGCCTACTCAATACACACAACTCACAAGGTATAAGTTTCTTAAGGTTGTGTAGTTATATATCAAAAGGAGATCAAACATGAATCATTGATTGGTGAGTTGTGTGTATTCAATAGGCACCAGCGGGGGGATGGGTATATCATGTGTACAAAACAAAAGGCCCGTATAACTTAGTGGTTACACGAGCCAAATGTTCTGTTGTGAGGACTTTTGGAAGATTGCTCAGTGGCAATTTTCACACTTACAGTATACCATGTTCCGATGTAACCTTTTGTACTGTTTTGTAACGACGAATCTTTTCGACCTCTTCTAGGGCCAATGTATGAAGTCCGCCACGAACACGGACCTCGTTATACATCAATCCCATATCACACTTACGAAGTAGCTCGGTTACTTCTTTCCAGGTCTTGTTGTGTGCATACCGTTCAATTAATAGTAGGACTAACTCATTAGAGGATACTCTATATATTGTATCTGTTACATCTTCCTTAATAGCTTGCAAACGTTGTATCTCCCGTTGTTGCATATCTATATAGGATTCAATGCCAGCTATTACACCAGATAGGTCTTGGTTACCACCTCCACCAGATACTCTATCCTTGCTATAGTCCGTGGCTGATAGTGTGTCTTCCTTTAACCTGACCTGTTCTTCAATACGTCTTCTAACAGATGCAATCCTGTCATCAATACCGGTAATCTGTTCCAGGTATTCCTTAGTCGTCACTACTATCACCCCTCTTACAATATTTCCAAAGTTCATATAGTTTGTATTGGTCCTCGTGCTTACGGCTTACTGTCAACGGACTTTTACCTTCAGCATACACAAGCGCCTTACCGGTACCGCCCCATACATCATCAATACGATAGAAGTGTCTATGATACCAATGCTTATTATCATTCGATACTAACACGCAGTCCCCTTGTTTAAAGTGTTCCATTCCCCATCACCTCATTGATGTATCTATCCAAATACCACCGTGCTTTTTTTAGGTCTTCGAGTTTATCACCCTTGTACCCTGCACGTGCGATGTACTTGATGACATTACCAAGATGATACGGCAGTTGTTGATCTTCAATAAAATCAATCACTTCAATCTTACCTCTGGTGTAATGTGATGGATGATTCACAGCATCATGCTTGATATTTCCATACATCTTATCCATATGTTCAGCAGTTGGTACTTGGACAGTTTCTTTGCTACTGTCTTCGATGTGTCTTTCTTCTGTCTTTTTACTGTCTTCTACTGTCTTCGATGTGTCTTTCTTATACGGCTTAGACAGTTTACTTGCACATGTTGGGCAGTATTTAGGCCAACGTCCCAATAGCTTTTCTTTTGTGTGGGTAAATACTTCACCGCAACACTCACATGTGATGGTTTTACTAACACCTGCACTAGGTGGCGTCATAACCTTTTCACATTCAGGACAATAATCTTCTGACGCTTTTACTGTAAATTTATCTCCACATCGTCTACATTTCTTTTGCATAGTCATTCTCCTCATGTAATTTCGCATACAATAATCCGTGTGATATATTCAATTTATTTGCGATTGCATATATTGAATATCCATCATTTTGTAGCGATTGAGCTTTTTGAATAATAGTATTCCAATCTAATTTACGTTTAGGTTCCTTGGCAAGTCCTAACAATTTGAGAGCTTTATCTGTATTCCAATGGCTATAGATACAAGCGCCTAATGCTAACCAATTACCGCATGTCATTGGAATGGATTCAGTATTTCTCATATCACATCACCTAGCGTTTCAATATGCACCCAGATACCTGTGACAGGATTCCAATACTTTTCTGTAATTTCACTACACACCTGGGCATCATCATGCCAATAGTATAGTGTTGTCATACAGTCCTTAAATAACTTGATAAGGTTATCAGTATCCGGCTTAGTGATTTTCCATTCAGGAGCAGAACATTTTTGTTTACCAAAACACCACTTGGTCACCAATCGAATAGGACCTTCTAATGGAATCTCTGGTCTATGTGGTGCTAGCTTACTAGTAAATAACGCCCGTGTTTCTTTTACATCGTGAGATTCATAAAATCTAGGAGTACCATTTTTAACCGTCACTCGTTTTTGTTGGTGAGTACAGGTTGGTACTTTTTCGAGCGGAATAAAGAATTCAAACTGCATACGATCTCCTTTCTTATATTGCATATAGTCACTATATTGTTTAAGTTCAATTTCACAAACATCATTCGGCTTAGAGTATGTATAACCAATAATCTTATAGTCAGCTATCTACTCTTGATTAATGCCTGTCGCTGGATGGTCACGAATGATTCTGCTTAACCAAATACAATAGGTGTTTCTAAAGTATTCATTCACAATACTTCGTAATTCATGGTACGATTTTTCGAACCACTTGAAGTAATGCTTGCCATAAATCTGAATCCAGCCATTAAGTTTGACGCCATCATCCATGGTGATTTTCACATGAACATGTAAGTCATACACTTTATCAATTCTAATATTAAACAGCATAGTCAGGTTTCCCCATCTTTCGTCTAATCTTATTCACATTGGATCTGATATAGATATAAGGTTCTGACTTCAACAGGCCATCTGCTTTAAGAATATCCATATCTTTTTTATATTGTTTGTATCTAGCACATTTGCCATGACAGCCAATTGTACGATAGCCACAATCCTTACATGGAGTCTTCATACATATCACACACCATCTCTTTTTCCCTTGCTACTGGGGGGAGTTTCTTATACATGTCATATACTTTGTCTGCATTTACATCATATTGTCCACCTAACCAAGATATCTCTTCGATATATCTTGTATTAATAATTACACTTTTAAGTCTTTCTTTACCTATGATATAGTCTTCATTACGTATAAGAATGATTGCAGGTTCTCCTATTAATTTTTGCAATATTCTATCTATATCACTAGCCGATATAAATCTATTGCGAACTAACATTTTTCCATTTGTTACAATACGAATCCATCCTGTTCGCATAAGTCCATCAATATTACCAATAGCTACTTCAAGAAAAACTTCTTTATTCATAATTACCACCTCCGAAGGAAGAAAATAAAAATCGTTATGTAAGGTAAGAGAAATTTTAAAGGAGGAGGGTAGAAAGGGGAGACTTTAGTCCCCTTTTTACCCCTTTGAAATTTTTCTCTTACATCGGAAGAAAATAATGAAATTT